ACCTCCAACACCTCATCAGCCATTACGCCGCGTTGACGCTCGCCAAAAATATCGTATTCGTATATACCGATGCCGAGCGGGTGCGTACCAACGCGAACGATGTTGGACTTCAAGCGACGATCAGAAAACATCCCTGCTTTTATTGCAGCGCTGCCGAGCGTGCCGGCAAGATCGTATAACCCGCCCATACCTGCGTTGTATTGCGCGACTTGGTTCGCGTAGTTTTGCTGCGCGAAGTTGCCCGCCGCCTGTGATGCGCCGAAAATCGGTGCAGGGGCCACGGTTGCGCCTTGATACCCTTGGAATTGAGGCATCTGGATTTGCGAGCCACCCATAAGCGCGGCAATTTCGTTGAGCGGTTGTGCGCGAAGCGCCATCTGCTCGGTAAGCTGTTGCTGACGCGCTTGGTTGGCAAACTGAGCGGCAGCCTGCGACTGACCGAATGCCTGATTCTGCAAGGCCGCTTGCGCTTGAGCCTGCTGCAACGCCGTCTGTTGCTGCTGTGCCAGCGCTGCGTTGTAAAGGCCGGCCATATCCATCTGCTGACCAAAGCCCTGCTGCTGGCGAGCCATCTGCGCTTGGAACTGCTGCAACGCCGCAGCTTGGTTCTGGGCAAGCGCTTGGTTCTGCGCTTGTTGTGCCGCCTGCGCTTGAGCAAAGTTCTGTGCGATCGCTTGGTTTTGCGCCTGTTGCTGCGCTTGGCCCATTTGGAACGCCAGCTGTTGGCCTTCGCGGCCAAATTGGCCCATCGCTAAACGCTGTTGAAGATCCTGCGCCTGCGCGGCATTACGCGCTTGCTGCACTGCAAGGGCTTGCGCCTGATTCTGCGCGACGGCTTGGTTTGCCAGTTGCGCTTGCTGCGTCCCCATCCCAAATTGACCCAGACGCGCTTGGTTTGCAAGTTCGGCCTGAATCTGCCGCTCGCTGAAACCCTGTTGACGCATCGCCGCATCAACGCTGATGCCCTGTAGGGCGGCTTGCGTAATCAGATCATTGGCGCGCTGATACTGCTGCTCCATCGCCGCGTTGTACGCCTCGCCACCACGCACTAAGCCTTGGTTAGCTAACTGCTGTTCTAACGCCGCCTGCTCGCGGGTTAGCGTTGGGGTTAGGCGAGACAATATGGCTTCCTGCGCCGTCATGCCTGCGCCTGTAGGAAGCGCTGTTAAGCCGCGAGTGTCAACGCCCTGCTGAAGTCGCTCTGCCGGCACAAAGCCGCGTGCAAAGCCGTACTGGCCTTCCTGCGGGCCGTACGACACGCCCTGAACGCCTGATACATCTGCGCCAGTAACTTGACCCGGCGCAGCAGGGCCACCGCCTGCTATGCCGAACTGACCGCCAGCAGGGCCGCCTGCGGCTTGGCCCATCGTGGCAAGTTCTGGCGCTGCCGCCAATGCTTCGGGGCTGATGTCGCGTCGAACCTGACCCATCGCCGCCAAATCAGGGGCCGAAGGCAATTCTCCGTAGCCCTGTAGCTGCGTCTGCATCGGGGCAAGATCAGGACTAAACGTCGTGCCGTATATGTCGCCTACTTTGCCGATAGCTTGTTCGCCAAGCCCTGCATACGCACGCTCAACGCGCTGTTGGGCTTCCAGCGTCGCCTGCGCTTCAGGGGTTAGATACTGCTCAATAAATGGCGTATCCAAATCGGTCATGTATTGGAACTGCGAAATGTCAGGCGCGATCGGACGGCCTGATTCGTCATATTGCATTTCAAACGCGCCAATGCCGCCGCCCGGACCTTGGAATGTGAAGCCCTGCTGACCGGGCTGGAAGGTCGTACCGCCGTACATACCGCCGCCCATGCCGGTCGGCCCCATGCCGATCTGGCCCATGTCGGTCGGGAAGCCGCCTAAACCGGCATACTGCATCTGCTGTTGAATGTCACGACCGCTGAGATAAGACGGAACTGAGGGTTGGGCCTGACCGCCTGCCGCGCCGCCGAAAGGCGGTTGAGTCGGCGCTTGTTGCCCTTGCTCGTACTGTTGAAGCGCCTGCTGGTATTGCTTCATTGCAGCGTCGTAGGCTGCTTGGTTAGTCGCCGTACGGCCCCATGACACACGCTGGCCGCCGAGTGGAGTAGAGATATTTGGGTTTGATAGCCGTGCGGTTAAGCGAGCGGCCTCAAGGTTAGCCGTACCCTGTTCGCGGGCTGCGCCTGCGTAATCAGGCGGCGGCGGTGGTTTTGGCGAGCTTTTGCCCATATCGTTCACCTAAAAATCGGCACTGTTCGCGTGCCATTGTCATTAACACCAAATCACCGTTGGGCGTTGCGTCAGTAATCCGCGCCTCTTCGGTGAAACCCATGTTCCTAACCAACTTCAGCGCCTTGGCGTTTGTAGACGATACCGGCGCTATAATCTTATCAACATCGCAGACGCAATAGGGATAATCGAAGATTGCTGCGAGCCATTCTGGCGTCATTCGGCCTTCGCACACGATATGGCACACGATTGACCGCCCGTTCCAGTTTTCATACACCACGCCACACGCGAGCTTGTCATCGCGGACTAGCCCAATAGCGTTAGAACGTTCGGCAAAGTAGGAGCCGCCCATTTGCGACATCACCCACTCGCCTACACCCGGCCCGTTTGCTATATACCAGCCCATCCCAATTGATACACCACGTCAGTTGATGCCCATTGGATTTGCAGATTCTTGCTGCTTGATGCCAGCTGAATTGCTCCGCAATACCCAATACCCGTAATACCCTGCCAGTTGTTCGTAATCGCTAGATCCGAACCCCATAAAGCGATGTCCCACACGCCTGAGTCCCATACGCCGTACGTTTGCGGGCTAAAGGACAATGCAGCCGTGCTTTCCGAAATGTTGAAGTCGATATTGATGCCGACCACGATATCGGGCGATCCATTGCTGAAGATCGATGGTCGTGCGCGAGTGAAATACTTTTTGACGCCTCGCGTTTCAAAGTAGTTAAACGCCTGCAAGGCTTGTCCATTGATGACCGATCCATCGTCTGCGTACCCTGTTGTGCCAACGGTCCAACATTTCGCCACGTAACCGTCAGCGCCAAAGTACGGTTCGTCGTTTAAAAGCGCAAAATGGAAGCCTTCCCAATTTGTAAACTTGCACCACGATTTTGTGATGTTGTTCATCACAAACTGTTCTTTTTTGCTGGTTGATACCGGCACGTTAACGATCAAAGCGTTGTTTTGTGGGTTATAAAGCAAACACCAACCAAAATTGTTTTTGTATTGCGAAGCCGCTGCCGCAAATGCGCCTTGGATCTTGTCACTGAGCGACACATTGGGGTCAAGGCGCGATGATTGCAGCGCTGATGCGAGCGGCATCAAGCCATCAAGGGTTAACACCAACAAATCGCCGCCGTATTTCAATAGGCATCGATTTCCGATTGGCGCGCCGACAATCCAAATGCCAATTAAAGCCCATGTGGAGGCTGAAGCAGGGTCTGTGCCGCGATACACCAACACTTCGCCCTGATCGGTGACAAACACCAAATTATCGTCAACGCCGTAGCCCGCATCGATGGTCCATGCAGCCATCGCGATTAACGTGCCGCCAAGCCTCGCCACAGACGACAAGTCCAGCACTTGCGCGGCCCCGCCAACGCTGGAGGTTGGCAAATACCAAGCCTTTAACGTTCCGGTTTGAATGAACCACATTCGGTTCTTAAATAACGTGGGGGAAGTTAGCGTGGTGGTCGTTACGCCTGTAATCGCGGGCGATGAAACGCCATCAATAGCAGTCCAAGTGCTACCGTTGTACAAATGCGGCTTATCCACGCCATTCGCCATGTACAAGTAACTGCCGCCCGCCGTCGTAACGTTTGTGTACTCCCAGCGGCTATTAGTTAGCCCCGTAACCGCTGCGGTTCCAACCGCGCCTGCGGAGGTAACATCAAACACTTCGCCATCAGAAATCGCCCAAAGCTCATCTGTCGCCCCGCCGCTGTAAGTCATCAGCGTTTCGACAACATCCGGCAAGCCTGTTGCGTGCTTTACATAACCACCACGCAAATTGACGTTGGAGACGCCGGGGAAATAGTTAACAAGAGACACCGCATCCGTTGGAGCCATGTTGGCGAGCGAGTCGCGAGCATTCCAACCGCCAACAGGGGGCGGCAACGAAGCGACGTTCGCCGCTGCGCGCTGGATGAGCCGACGATTACGGAGTGCGGCCATTAGTTATCGTATCCGTAACCGCTGTCGGGAATGTTGTCGTAACCAATTAGAACCGTACCCGGTCGCGGCGCAAACGACAGGTTAGCCGCCGAAGTATCCTGCGCGATCGACGTTTCAAGCTCCATGATGTAGTCGCGATAAATCGCCGTCGTATCAAAGCCCTTGGCCTCAAAATACTTGAGCTTGGT